CCGTCCCCGCCCATCTTTTTCCGAGTCCAGCCTTTCGCGTATTCGCCAGTTCGGCGCGGCGACTTCGCGCGAATCTCTTTGACCAAACGTTGACTCGTCTGGTCGGCCTCGCGCTCGATGGCTGCCGATACGTCTTCGGTATATTCCTTCACGGCCAGCGTGATCTCGGCGGCGAGGTTGTCGATGCTGACGTTAGCCATTGCCGATCACCCTTTCGGCCGTCAGCTCGATTTCTTCGGCGCCAACCTGGTACGTTCGGATCACGCTGTACCGTTTGCCCTCGAACTCCACGATCCGCTCGCCGCTGTACTCGTAGGCGTGGACCGTAAAAACGTACTCAGGGCGCAGCCCCGCCGCGGCCCCGCTGTAGAAATCGCTCCGGCCTGCCGATTTGACCGAGCACAGAACCGTCGTCCGGGTCTCGACCGGCCGCTGATTGCCGATCTCGTCCTCTTCGATCGCCTCGCCTACCAGCGTCAGTTCGTGATCATACGTCACCGGCACCACCGCCCGCTGAAATGATCAGGTTGTGCAGCCGATACTGCAAATGCCGCGGCATTGCACCGGACTCGTCGCGCGACTGGTAGCGCCATGTCGCATAGTCGACGACAAACATCAGGTGATGAGCGTCGTCAGCGCTCAGAGCGATGCCCTTTTCCTTCGTGAGTTCGTCGATCACGCCGGAAATGATGGCGACCAGGTATGTATCCCTGACCGCCGTAGTAATTCCGAGCCGCGCTTTAACCAGCGCGAGGATTTGCGACTCATCCATGACCGTCACCCGCCGTCATCGCGTTTGGTGCGCTTTCGCGGCTTTTCCGTCGGTTCGATGTCGGCGCCTTCGCCGGCCACCACATACCCCAGCGCCTGCAGTTCCTCCGCACGATCTCCGTCGTACTCGTCACCGGCGCGGTATGTGCGCTTCGTGACCTTGCACCGAAAATCTTTCAACACCTTTGCCATCGATTATACCTCCGGCGCCGGATCGGTGATTGTGACCAGCGCGAACGCAGTCGGCTTCGTCGGCTTGCCGTCGAAGCGACCCTTGCCCCGGAAGGCCATTTGGTCCTCCGTGAATTTCACGTGCTCGCTGCGGTCGATCGTGATGTTTTCGCGTTCGACCAACGTGTACTGCGAGAAATCGCCGAACAAGACTTGGTCCGGGTCCATGAACTGGCTGAACACGACACGCAGACCGACCAGATCCGGCTGCCGCAGGTTCGGCAGCTTGCCGACCACGTTGCCGCTGGAATCGACCTGAATGCTGAATTCAGCCAGACGGTTGTAGTACGTTTGCCGGCGCATCACCGCAACGATTTCGCCCACGCTGTCATCGCCGGTGTCGATCAGGCCGATTTGCTTGACGAGGTTTTTCAGCAGGTTTGCGTCGGCTTCGACCGTCTTTTGATTCCCGGTCGGGATCGACGGGATGATGCCAGTCGGCTGCTTGTTCGCCGCGCCGGTGCCTTTCAGGATCGCCTGATCGAGCGCTTTGGCGATGGCGCGGGCGATCTTCCGCGTGACGTAGGCGTCCAGGTTGATGATGCTGTCCTGCAGCAGATAGTTATCGACGAACGTTACCTTACCGACTTTGAACCCGTCAAAGTCGATATTCGTGATCGTACCGACATCACCGATCGGCAGGGCGGCGGATTGCTCGATCCACGTTGCCGGCGTCGTGTCGGTGTCGATCAGGATGCGGGCCGTACCCTTCACCGGGATTCTTTCGACCAGCGGATACAGCGTCGTGAAATCACCCATGATGTCCATGATGCGGTTGATCACGACATCCGGGATTGTCAGTTCGGCGCCGGCAACCGCCCGCAGGTTGCGGAACTTCTCGTAGAATTCGACAACTTCACTACGGCGGTAGTATTCGCCGGTTTTCAGCAGCTCGCGGACATGAAGTCTGTTCATTTCAGCACCTCTTTCGCTTTCGTTGGATTTGGAACGGACCGAATTGGCCGGTTCCTTCGCGTTGAGTTGCTCGAGCTCGGCCTCGAGCTCGGCGATCTCGCCCTGCAGCTTCGACTTCTTCTGCTCGAGCTCGCCCTTCTGGGCTTCGAGTTTCGTGACTTCTTCCTCAACAGCCGCGATTTCCTCATCGGTCTTCGCCTCGTTGGCCGCCGCTTCGAGCCCCTCGCTGCGCTTCTGCAGTTCTTCCTCCTGAATCAGGAGTTCAGCCAACGCATTTTTGCGCTGCTCGATTTTCTTACTGATGACCAGTTGTCTCAGCAATTCGCTTCACCCTTTCGATGAGTTTTTGTTTTCGCGCCTGCAGGAGGCGGGCGCGGTGTTCCTCGACCTGCTTTTGCCGCGCGGAGACTCCGGTGTCCTCGTAGGCCGGGAACGTGACGACGGAAACCTCGTGGAGGTCGACCTCGGTGATTCTCCATTTCACGGTGCCATCATCTCGCCACTCGGTTTCTTCGGACACAATGTTGAAACCGAAGGAACATTGGTCGACGTCGCCACGTTTCACTCTCTCGTAGAGATTCATGGCGTCAGTGTCATTCGGGTTGATCTTGATTCGGCCCCAAAGGCCGTAATTATCTGCCCGGAGCTCCAGCGTCCCTGCCTTCGTCCGGCCGAGCACCAGGCGCGTTTCGTGATTGATGAGCGCCCGAATGTCGTTGCTGAGGGTGTTATCGAACGCTCCCGGAGCGATTTCCTCGAAAGCGCCCGGCCACAACTCTGTCTCCCGGTTGAACACGGCGAAATAGCCTTCGATTACCGGCGCGTTGTCATCATCCCGCGTCCTGAGATCCGTCCGAAGACTTCGCGTCTGCCGCATTTCCCTGCTCAACCGTCATCACCTCCCTCCTGGAGTGCTTTTTTGATGTCCTTGAGCTTGTTTTGCTCACCGAGCAAGTCGGCCGGGATGTAGTTTTCAAGGACAATCAGTTCGTTCATCTCCGGATCAGGGCTCATGCCAATCCAGTCGCGCAGCTCATTCCGACGCAGGGTGTTTCGGTCGACAAGCGCTGTGCCGGCAGTGACCAGCTCGACCAGATCATAGGCGTACAAAGACCGCGGATTGAGCCGAAAATACAAATCCGGCGAATACAGCAGCTTGTTGGTGAGCTCTTGCCCGATGATTTGACCAATGGACGCGATCCTCGTCCGGATCCAGTTGTTTACCTCATCCTTTTTGAAATCGCCGACGCCCACGAAAAACGGCGGCACGCCGAGCATGGCCGCCACCGTTCGCTTGTCGATCTGCACACTCTCGTGGATTGCGATGTCTTCCAGCGAGAGCGGCTCGACTGTTTGGATTCGGATGATACCTTCTGGCAATATCCAAGGTTTTCCGCTTTCACCGCTGCCGATGTAGCGTTCGATCAGCTTGTCGCGCTCTTCTTCGCTCGTAAACTGCGAGGAATCCGCATCGACCATGACGATTACCGCCGGCCGCCACTTATCGCCCATAAATGCGTTTTTTGTCTTCGCGGCCTGCGCGAGATTCGCCACGACATCTTTCAGGATCAGCCGATACCCGCGTCCGCGCCACGGTTCCTGCGGGTCCGGGTTGATCTTGAAGTGCAGCACTTCGTCGTGGTTGTATGTGCGGCCGTTGATCATGACCTGATAACCAGTCGCCAGCCCAATCGCGTTCTGTTTCGGCGGCAGGATCGTCGCCATGTGCGGCGGAATCGGAATGAGCTCCTCGAGATAGCCATCTGAGCCGAACACCGGAAACACAAAGGCGTTTCCGTCACCTTCCAGCAGCATCGTGTGCACGATGTGATACAGCCACGCCTTGCGCGTCATGAGGCTGTACGGCTCGATGTCCACCTTCCTGCTGAGCTCGTTCTGCACGCGCTCGTGGCCGCCATCTACGTTCCGCATCAAGTGGATGGTCATGTTCGATACCATGTCGGCGATCCGGTCCACCGCCATGCATACCTCAGGATTCTCGGAGAGCCTCACATACCCGGATGGAAGCGTCAGATCGTCGCCTTTGAGCCAGTAGCCGATCAGCTCATTACTCTGAGTGTTTCGCTGTTGAGTAGGTTGCCTTGCTCGTTGCCGTTGCTTTTTACTCAAGCACTATCACCACCTTTCAACCAACGCTTAGCCGTTGCAGTTTTTTCCAAGTCTTTGATGAATCTGACAGCCGCAAAAACAGTTGCGTCGAATAAATCGATCCGCATGTTATCGTCCACTTTCTCATATTGGATAGCATCGTCTGTCTTCTCGATAGCCCTAACATTTTGCAGACAATATAAAAACGCATCGCTATGAAGGTAATAAAACTTGCCTTGTTTTGCCTTCTGTTCGATGCGTCTAAATCCTTGTGACTTATTCAGGTATGTTTGCGGTTCTTCAATAACCTTGAAACCTTGCTTCTTCATCCCCAGGTAAAACTCTTCGCCAAATTTGCGGTCGAAACCGACTTGCTTGATATTGAATCCCAGTCGCCTCATCTTAACGAACCAGTTGACCAAGTCGGCGTAGTTGACGATCGGATTATTACTCATCGTGAGCCATCCGTCGTCTTTCCAGCC